GAGTACATCACCCGTACCGGTATAGAAATAAATTTTCCTGGGATTAGAGCCCCCGAAATTATAATTAATAATAGGTATCCTTTCTGTTATGAGGAATTCAATAACCATTTCAATATTTTTTAATCCCATGGCCATTTCCTGTTTTAAAACATATTCCCTTGATTTATGCCATAACAAAGCTATACTAGTTATAACTTCATTCCACTCTTCCAGCAATTCATCTAAAGTTTTCTGTTCTGCTTCCCCTTACCACTTCCAGGTAGTGGCCTAGTAGGTTTTCCCAGTTCAATCATGATAGTTGCTATATTCTCCAGCTGATCCACATCAATATCAAAATCAGGAAGGTTATCTAGTAGATCATCCTCGGTTAATAGTAAATTTTCACGTCCATCATTAATGATTGCCCTGATAATATCATCAACACTGGACTGTTGATCCAATTCTAATAAGAAAATAAATTCTTCCCTTGTATTCTTCTTTTGAGTGAGAATAGCACGCATTACATAGAGTTTAGTTAAATCATCATCATATTTGTAACGTTTAATTCCTCTCTGCCCTAATGTACTTCCTAAATAGTTAACTTCATCCTGCATGTTCTGAATATCTGATACAAGTTCCATTAATTCCCCTATTTCCTCATCACTATAATCATCACTATCTAATCTGGATAAAAATGCACCAACACTTTTAAGGTCTTCAGGGTTAACATTTTCTTTATCCGCATTCTCAAGAACTTCTTTCATTACTCCCTTGAGTATTCCGAACTTTTTCACCAGTTTTGGTAGTTCAGTTGTGTAACTCTGAATTTTCAACACTAATTTATGGTCCATTGCACGGTAACCATTTACTTTTATAATCTCCTTATTTCCATCTTCATAGGTAAGAGTGTAATCTTCTGTCATGTTTTTCAGCCCTCCAAAAATAATAAAAATAAACATATAGTTCCCCTAAAAAACAAAAAGGGGAAACAAAAGGGGATATTTTCTTCTAATTCTATGTTGCATCAGGCACTAATTCTTCTATAGCATCACCGATGTTCAAATTGAGTTTAACAGTACCTGCACTGTCACCAGCGGACACATCTATACTACCAGGGTCAACAGTCACGTTAGATAAATATTCACGACTAACTTCTTCACCCTCATAGGTGGTTTGGATAAACCCTTTGATTGCAAGCGGGGTTCCCCTTTCTTCATACATAGTATATCCTGTTGCAACTCCAGTCTGATCAGATTTCTCACGTCTGTGAATCCTTCTTAACAGGTTAACCAATCCAAGGGTGGCCTTAAATTCAACAGAATATTTCCTAGTTTTTGATTTAAAACTGATGATTGTATCTTCAGTTCCACATTCTGAAAGCTCATCACTGTCCTGTGATATATCAGGACTTATACTTTGACTTATACGGGGCCATACTTCCTCATATCCTGTGGCCCAGAGAGTGTCAACATCAGCGGCTTCGGGTGCTGCAGATAATACAGCTGCCCCTGGGACATCTTCACCACTTAGTGGATCCTCCACATCATCAAGACTGGCAACTGTCAATTCAGTGTAAGTTGTGCCTTTCAATCCTTCCACAGTTATGTCATCAGCTCCAGCAACAGGGTCTAAGTGGCTGGCTGCATAAATCGGAAATAGTGGAGTGGTAAATGTGGTGTTAACCCCGTTTATAGTTCCTCCCATTTGAACACGGGTGTAAGGTATAGCTAATACCAGTTTTCTCTGTGATGGTCGGATCTGTTTATTAGGGTCCATTTCGATTTTAGTATCTGCCATTTTTATTCATCTCCTTTAACTTTTTTAGTTCCTTTCTTTTCGAGTTTATCGAGTTCTTGCAGTTTCACATCAACAGGGTAACCATTAATAGTAGGCCCCCACGATTTAATGTAGCTTCTGGCTGTTTTGTAGTCTCCAACTGCCACATACTTTTTTACTATGCCTTCTAATTGTTTTTCTTTGTTAGTTTCATTTTTTGGCAATTCTCAAACCTCCAATATAGTTTTTTTTATAAATCATAAAAAGTGGGATCTATTTCCTTTTCAACCGTAAAAGAAGTTAAACCAGATTTAACAAACATAGGCTGATTAGTTCCGAACAGTGCGGATAAGTTAAGGTTCCTGAAACGATTAGGATACTTTTCTAGAACCTTAGTAGTGGTTCCTTTCAAGTCAAGTAAATTAGGTTTACTTAAATATCCCCTGCTTATATCACAGTACCTTAAACATTTTCTAACAGCATCTCCATCACTACCAGGGATGAATGTATATAGTTCTCCTGTGAATGTTGCTATTTCTTCACCAACACCCTTTATTTCTGGAATCTCTTTAAGTAACACTACTGCTAGTATTCCACTGTACATGCCTATTCTGTCACGCTCTGGAAGGAAGTCTGCAACGTTACCATCGTATAATAAAGGGGTGTTTTCTTCTAATGGGTCTTTGAATTGTTTAACAGCTTCAACAACTGCAGTTAAGACTTCACTGTAACCATAAAGCTGTATCTTAGTCATTTGAACACCTCATCAAGGAATCTTTGTAAGCGTCCTTCGATTTCACCATCAACATTTTGAAGTGCACGGCTTGGATAATCATTAGGTGCTGTTCCAGGGTGGTGTACCATATAAACCGGATGATCAGCCCCTTCCCAAAACAAAGCACTTTTACCAGAGCCCTCTCTTACTGTAGAACCTAGGTAAGTGACTGCAGCTCTTGGATAAATGTCGTGGGGTCTAGTTCCCAAAACAACCCATTCAAAATGTGGAACATCACTGAAAATATACCGTTCCAGTTCTCCAGTCTCTTCAACAGTATGCCCTTCACGCAGATCACCCCACTTAAACGGAGCTTCATTGACCATGGCTCCCCTGATAATTTCAGCTATACCGTCTCCGGTGTCCATTAGCTCTTCAGCCTTGTCAGGAAAGTTATCCCGTATAGTCTGAAACTCCCCTTTCAATGCTTTTTCCATGTCAAGGGTGATTCCAGCTTCAGCCATGATTAATCATTCCCTACAATAAAGCTTCTTATGCGTGGGCTCCTTTCATCCTCATCAGACCCTGGAGGGCGGTTAATGTATCTCTGAACATAATCATCTGCTTCTTTTTCTTTAGTAATACTCTCAGGGTTGCGTTCACCTTGAGTGGATTGATACGCAGTGTCTAATAAGTCACGTAGAGCATAGAGATTAGCAGCTGTATGGAGATCATCAATATCATCATCAGTGTCTGCAGGTGGTGTGAGTCCTTCATCCCTGAGTTGTGATTTAATATTAGTATCAGCATCATTAACAGCAATAATAACCATGTCCTCTGTTAATTGTCCTGTTTCACCTTGTGGTTTGTATAGGCTGCCTAGTCGTGTTTTAACTATTTATATAACTTCATATGTCAAAAAAAACCAAACCCAATAATTGTAAATTGGCTGTTATCTTGTAAAACCTCACATAAAAAAAAGGGAATCTAAAAAAAAGAAAAGGTAGGGGAATGTGGTCCCCTATGTTTAAGCAGCGGTTTCAGCTGGTAATCCAAGAATAACTTTGGTTTCATCAGTAAAGTTCACATCAGATTTGAAACCATACCTAATCTTCCAAAGCTCATTATCTATGTCTTCCCAAACCCTAAGCTGGACAGTCTTAAACATACCATATTTAAAGTCTTCAGCACGTCCAAAGAACATAGGATCTTCAGGACCAAAGAAAGTAGGGTTATTGTGTTTCCATTCAAGTGCAGGTACAGGAACCACAGGGCGACCTTCAAAGGTTAACTGTCCAGCGGATAAGTTGGCCTGGTCACCAAGGTTACTGTCTTTGGATTTAAGGCTTCTTTGATATGCAACTGCTTTTAGGGGTGGTACAAAGAAAACAGACTGATCGACATAGGCACCGTTTTGAGCATCTTTCATTTTAGTAAAGATGTCGTCAATGTCATCAGGGTCAAAGTCCCTCTGTTGAGCGGTTCCACCACCATACAATACATTGTCATCATCTACACACTTAATCCAGCCATCAATAGCTTTATACCCTGAAGGGATTGAGCCACCTGTTTGAGTAGTGTCACCGTAGATATAAACACGTTCAGTGGCTCTTCCACATGCACCACCAAATACTGTTTGGATGGTGTTCATTAAGCCCTGGCCTTCAATGTTAACGTCTAGAGCGTCCTGAGTAACACGTGTTCGTGCCCTAAATTTCTTAGCAATTAAAGTGTTGCATGCAAAGTCAGGGTCCTGATCAGTTAGGGTTATAGTTCCATCTTCAGCTCGTGTTGGTGATTCTAGTTCGACTTCTTGATCTATCCGATCAATGTCTTTAGTATCAGAATCCATAGGTTCCATACTTGCAGCATCTAAAAGCACTGTGGCATCTTTCATTGCTTTTATAAATGATCCAAGTTTAGCGGTTTGCAGGACTCCGTTATTAAGGCTGGTTGGACCATCATCTACAAATTTGAAGATTCCATTAGTCCTTAATATTTCTCTTGCAGCATCATCTATATTCATATTATCTTACCTCCAATTTTGTCATATTTAGGTTAAAGTCTGGTCACTGGTCATTCTAACATAAGCTGTGCCGTTGTAATAGACAAAAGCACCTTTACCAGCGGCTATGGTTACACCAGTTCCACCAGATTTTTTAATAACAAGGTTTGATGACGTTCCATTCTTCACGAAGTAAATCCGGCTTTCTGCAGGTGCAATTATGTTAGCTGCCTCATCACTATTAGTTGCTACAATTACAGCAGCTTTCTTCTCAGTTGCATCTAATGTATAATCTGCGTGTCCAGCACTGAAATCTACACTTGCAACACTGTTTATAACAGAGCCGGTTAGTTCTCCAGCTACATCACCTGTGACATCACCAGTTACGTCTCCAGTGAGATTTCCAGTAACATTACCTGTGACGTTTCCGGTTACGTTTCCGGTCAGGTTTGCTGTAACTCCACCGGCGAATGTTGCAGCTCCGTTACTGTCTATAAATGCCACGGTTTGGGCTGCACTGTCAACAAAGATTAGTTTACGTGCTCCTTCTGCATCAGTAAAGGTTAGTATAACATCTTTACCTGAAACATTGTATATTTCCAGGTCTTTACCTTCAGCGGCTGTTATTGTTTCAGCCACGAGTTGTACTAAATTCAGTTCTGGCCTAAAGACCATTGGTTTTTCAACTACCATATTTTAAGCCCCCTTAGAGGTATTTAGGGTTTCTACCCATAGGGTCAAGACCACATTCTTCCATGAAAGTCTTTTTACCGTTCTTACCCTGTTTAACGTCATCTATTTTGATTGCTTTACTGATCATGGCGTCATCAGTTTCTTTGCTGTCCTCATCTTCTTCTTTGTCTTTTTTAGCGTCTTTAGATTCTTTTTTCTTGTCTTCTTTGCTGTCAGTTTTGGCTTCTTCTTTCTTATCCTCTTCTTTATCTTCTTTAGAATCGGATTTAGCCTCTTCCTTCTTGTCTTCTTTGGCTTCTTCTTTTGACCCATTAACCAGCTCTTCAAATTTCTTGTATTGAGCATCAAGTTTTGAGTCTAACATTTCCTCGGTTACAAACTTAGGACCATCGGTCAATTCAGTTTTAACTTCTTCAGTTTTCGCTTCCTTGTTAATAACAAGGTCTAATAGTTTACCGGCAAATCCTGCCAGTGCATTGTCTCCATCTGACAAATTATCAACCTCCAAGTTTTCAATATTTTTTTTAATAATCTCATCAGGACTAAACACTTTAAAAACAGCTTCAGGATAAAATGGGAGTTTAGCAATGCTTACAGCAATAGGTAACCATTCTCCTTCCTTCGTGTTGTTGAATAAACCTTTAGCAATAAGGCCATTTTCAGCAATTTTCTGTTCTAATAATCCTCTTTTACTTTCAGGCCACGCACTCACACTAAAACCAGTATAAGTACCATCCTGTACTCCTTGGACCATATCACTCTCAGATACACGTGTAGTGATAAACCAAGTTCCAGGAGGGTACACATGACCATTGAATTCATAATCTTGTGAAGTGACAAAGTTCTCTACAAGGCTTCCTTTTGTAATAAATTCATGTTGTTTGTCAATTAAGGGAGAATCAAAAGGATTATTTTCTAAAAAGCTGAATGCTGCTTTTTGTATTTCTTTTTCAGTTAATGGCCTGTCTGTTAACCCTAACTCTGGCCTTCCAGTCCATCCAGGACCCAGAACTGGGCCTTTAACTAGTATTTCATCTGTCAAAACAGTATCACCTCAAAAATAAGTAGTAAATAAAATTTAAGCAATTATATGAAGCCTACGCAACAATTCAACTAACACCTTAGCCTTCAAAGGTTCACGCTCTAACATCAATACAGGGTCATTCAAGAACGAATCTACACCAGCCACGGCATCAGAAATCACCACTTCATCAACACCAGTCGTGAAAACATCCGCTAAAGAACTTTCAAGAAAACTGTAAAGCTGATCGTTTGTTAAGCTGTTCACTTGGTATATTGTGTTCTGTAATTCCTGTAAATCTTGTATTACTTGTGAATCGGCTGTTGATTCTGTGTAATCAATCTCAGGAGTGTCCACACTTCCATCATAGACATCATAACCGTTCTGTTCTGCGTATTCCCCTGGTGTTTCTTCATGGAAGACGGCTACACACATGCAATGTGGGTGTAGTGGTGGGAGCATGTCAGTATCATCTATACTGAAAACTACACCTTCATAGGTGTCAACACAATCATCACAGGCTTCAGATGTACTCACAACGGTAAAACTTTGGAATCCTTTTTCCTTGTATTTCTGAGCTTGTGCAAGGTTGTTAACTTCAGTGTGACCAGTACGGGCTATTATTTCGGCCCTTTTCTTTTCCATATCAGGGAAGGCTTCTTGTAAACTAGTAGATGTTCCTCTCATTCCTTTACCGTTCTCGAAACTGTCTGATAGTATGTTCCTGACTGTTTGTTTTTCACTGTCACTGAAACCTTTTATTTGGTCAACACTTTTTAGGTATGGTTGTTCTCTTGCAATGCTGGATGTGCGGTCACGTGTTGTGATTTTGAGGATGGCATGACTTGATTCCCTCAAAATGGTGGCAATCTCATGTTTCATTCTTTTATGCCCTCAATACGGTCAGCAGCCTTATCTAATATGGTCGCAACTTTAGCAGGAATTTCATTAGGGTTTAATGACTTCATAATACCATAATCCGGAGTATAACCCAAAGGTTGACCATTATAATAGTACTGGTCCAGTTCTGGGAATAATGTAATCAATTCCTTAACATTAACTTTCAAGTTGAAATGATCACCGAACACCTGCAGTAGCTGGCCGGGAGTCATAGCACCATGGTTCACTAGTTCGGTTGCAATGTCTAGTTCACTTTTAACGTTTTTAGTGTCTAATCTGGTGAACTCGTGTTTAAAATCAGTAATATTTAATAAACCTTCATCAGCAATGAGTGTGTTAAGTATATTGTCAAGCATTAACTGTAACGGGTTAACCACCTTGTTATCGTAGAGTTTATTTCTTTCTTCATCTACAGATCCACCAAGTGCACCGTTATAAACCACTCCTAACCGGCTAGGTGGTACTTCATGAGCTGCCAAAATTTTATTCATATTCGCTTCTGATAGTTTCAGGTAGCTTCCTTCTTTTATTGGTTCTGAAAGTTTAGTTGCCTCTATAACCAGACCTGCATCCTTACCACTCGTTTTAAGTGGCAATACTATGGCTGTTCCTGGCTTGTTAGGAACATCTTTAAACGTGTCTTCTAGTTCTTCATCAAAGGAAAGACCATCTTCATCTACTTCTTCTGTAAAATCACCAGCAACCATAATCAAGTAATTAGGCAACCCATTAGTCGCCAATCCATCATAATTATAACTATCCAGCTCCCTATCACTCATAATAACCTGATAAGCTTCCCAGTATTCAGGTTCATGGTAATAGTCACTGTCTTCACATCCATCAGTAAGCCAGACCACAGTTGAAGCTATATTTTCCTCTGGAACATTATTACTCCACTCACCAGTCTTCATGTCCAACTGCATGCCTTCATGCTCTTTTGATGTGTTACCATAAACTTTAAAATAAACCTTTTTACTTCCAACCTCTTCTAAGGCTTTCTCTCCACCTTTACACATTCGGATGTTAATAGCTCGGATGTGTTTAAATCCTCTCAATTCACCTTCTAGGTTGGTTAATATTTCAAAAACTGCATGAGTATAAGTTCTGAAATCCCTTATAACTTTAAACAGTGCTTGGCTGTTATCGTAATCATTGAAAATGTCATCAAGTAACTTTTTATGATCACTATCTTCTATCTCTTCTTTTCCAGTTTCAACAGGGTTTATTTTCTGTCCGTTTAGTACAACATCACTAGCAACCGCTTTTAAACATTTCTTATGCCATACACTGTAATTCCGTAAATATTTCAGTGCGTTGTTGTCAACTGGGGGGGTGATAGTTATGGCGGCCTCATCAGTATCTTTAACCGTTTCAAGGGTTTTGGTTGGCATTATGTCTTCTTTGTCTAATGCCTTGTTGATTTCTGGTGTGATTCTGATTGTTTTAGGCTTCATTTATCTTCTCCTCCTTCTACGAGGTTTTAAAACAGTACGTCTTCTTAACTTGATTACTCCATAAGCAAATGTATCAACAATATCATCATGAACACCATCAGGAAAAGCTTTCATTTCATTGTTAATTGCTTCAATGACCTTCTTATCATTTAAATCTAAAAAGAACTCAGAATCAAGAATAGAGTTTTTAAGGGGCGTGGCTCGGTCTGGTTTACTTTTAATTGCTTTAGCACGGTGAACTCGATACCCTCTAAGTTGTTGCTTCCATTCTTGGTATAAGTGATCACCTGCAGCTGCTACTCCAGTTTCAATAAGAATAATCACATCATAACCATCAGTTTTAGCGGTGTCTTGGATTTTCTTTTTAGTATCATTTCCAAATTGACCACGTATTACATCAGTTACTCCTATTCTGTCTTTATTAGTTCTTACAAGAAGTGAACCTACTGTAAAATCAGCTTTAAGACTGTCACTACTTTGAATATCCCATACCCTAATTTTATGGACTATTTCTTCATCAGATTGTAATGATTCATATTTAAGTAAATCTATGTCAAAAAAATCAGATGTTTCATCTAATGGCTTTTGTTGCCATATTGCACTGAATAAACGTTCTTTAACAGTTTTTAACTTATTATTCAATTCTTCAATCGTGTACTGTTCCGGCCATAATGGTGTATTGTCTTTCAATATAGCAGGATATGTGATGAACTTGAAATCTTCTTTTAAATTGTCTTGAATGTATCCAATAAGGTCACGGCTATGCCAACGGGTGTGTAAAATTAAAAGCTTTGTATGTGGTTCTAATCTTTGAATAACAATCCTTAAGAACCAGTCTATTTTCTTTTGCAGTGCTGTTGGTGTAAATTCATCTTCCTCACCTTTGTACGGATCATCTACTATCAAATAATCCGCATCCTGTCCCGTAATAGACCCTGATGCCCCTGTTAGTCTTATACTCCCATTATAGAGTTTTCCATTCTTATCACAGAACATTAAGTGGGTGCTGGAATGTTTAACATCAGATAAATAAACATTAAAATAGCTTCCAAATTTTGTTATAAGTTCCCTTATATCAATTCCAAACTTTTCCGCCAGTTCCTTGGTGTTGCTGATTATTAATATATTCAGATCGGGATCCTGAAAGATTAACCATAACGGATAAGCTAATGTAATCATTGAGCTTTTACTATGTCTTGGAGGCATGGACACCGCCAGGTGTTTATCTAATACTCCAAGCTTTAAAGCCATTAAATGACGTGATAACTCTTTGATGTGCTTTGCTGGTACTGATTTGTTTTTATATTTAACACGAGCTACAAAATAACGGTAGAAAAGATAAAGGTCGTCAATAAACCTTTTATTAAGTGTTGGGGATTCATTGATCATCATATCCTTCTTCTTCTAGGATCTGTTTCTGAGAATCAACACTGAAACTATGCTTATGGGACTGTGACCCTTCATTGAAAGTGTGCTCTGTAGGTTCACCCAAAGCCAATTTACCAAGCTTCTGAAAATTAGTAAGAGCAGTGCTTATTTTAAGATAATCGTGAGTAGAAAGATTAGTATCTTTCAAACGTTCCAGACCTTCATTAATTCCAGCATTTGCAGCATCTAAAGATTTATTATCAAAATCAACCGCATCATCACTAATTTTTTCTATCTCTTTTTCTGTGATTTTTTGTGATGTTTTTGTGACAAAGATGTGTCTTTGCTGTTCCCAGTTTTCGTTTTTAGGTGATGCTTTTTTTCGGAGGTAATCGTAACTGCAACTGTGTCTTTTTGCTATTTGTTTTAGTGTTGGCTCTGGGATGTGCCCTTCTTTTTCGTCTTCGTATCCCCTGATATATTCTCTTTTCATCAGTGCCCAGTCATATGCCATGGTAATCACTCAATAAATTATATATCCTGGTTTTGTTCCATGCCCGCAACATGCACTTTTAGCACCCTTGATATAGCCTAAACAATGGTCATATCCTTCAGGTGTAGGATGGTGTCCGCATCGTTTGCAGGGTCTTGGATTATTTTCGATTGGTTCGTGGTTGTCAGTGTATTTCCATGTCTTGCTTTCAGTATCGTAATAGGTGGGGTGTCCTTTGTCGGTGCGTGTTGCTGTCATGGTATTCTGAAGAATGCCATGAATACGGCGGCTAGGGATGCTATCATAGTCCCTGCCATCATTATTATGTACATAGTGTTTCGGTTGTCACCTGTGGTTATTGCTTGCCAAATTTGAGTTAATTTTTTACCTATTTTTTTATTTGTTTCATTCAACTCTTTTAATGTGTTTTCATGTTGTTTTGCTAGGTGTTCCTGGTCTTTTTCTATTCTTTCTAACCGTTTTTCCTGGATACAATCATGGTTTTTCGGTTCACCGGTTAGGTAATCCTTTTTTTCTGGTGACATGTTATCATGTGTCCTCCCAGGAAGACTTAGGCGGATTCACTGTCTTCTTCTATGATATTATCACTGGTGAGGTTGTCTTTGGCTATTCCTAGGATTGAACCTATCTGGCTGATTGTGGTGAATATTGCACTTGCAGCGGCGGCCTGTTCTACTGTTAGCATACCAGTGATTACTGCTTGGAATGATAGTATTATTCCTATTATTGCTATTGAATAGCTTATGTAGTCTATTAGTTTTCCTTTTGTCAATTCCATTGTTTTCACTTCCTTTTATAATTTCATTAAATAATTTAAAAAGTAATAAGGAGGGATGGAAGTAGAGATTGTTATTTCTATTATAGACTTTTAACGTGGTTTTTTAGGTTAAAAACTGTTCTCTACTCCCATTTTCTCATAAAACTATGTTATGAGTTTTATATTATGTCGGTATGTTTGGAAGGTTTCATTAGCTACTTCTAACTTACTTTTAGGCTCTAATTTGGGAACAGTTAGGTTTTCCTTAACTGTTGGTTCTGGGTAGTATAGTGTAAGTTGTGCTCTGTACCTTCCTGATTTCTCCCATCCATCATAGGCACAATAATCAGCACCGCAATGATAGCAATGGAGTTCACTATCTCCATCAGAAAGATAGTAAACTCCAAGGGTTCCACTGTAACCACACAAAGGACAGTAATTTATGAACTCCTGGTAATGCCAGTATCCATAAGTGTGTGCTCCACAGGTGCACTCTGAGTAGGATCCGACTGCAGTTGCAGTTGGTATTGTGGATAGTAGGATTGCTGATAGGATGAGGATGTAGATTGATAGTCTCTTAATGTTACCACCTCCACGGGTGGGGGGGTGTTTTCTTTTAACATTAGTCGGCTTTGCCTTAACAGTGCCACTAACCTTTTATAGCCATGGCTCAAGGCTGGTAAAAACATAGTATCACCTAAAAAAGGGGTTTATATTTTTCATTAGCATAAACGGGGTCCAGTTCATAATCATCACATCGGAAGTGAGGATATTTGTCGGTTTTTCTGCAAAGGTCAAAACCACCAATAATAGACCCTTTTAAACATGTTTCACACATGAATATCACTTTTAAAATAGAATGTTAGAGAGGAGAAGAGCCTTTTAACGACTATGCTCAGGTCTTGGCGGTCTAAACAAACAAGAAGAAAAAGATAATATTTTCTTTAAAAAAATGGGTTTTTACTAAAAAGTTTCACCCT